ATGCTGTTAAGCGTCAATTTCAAACTTCGATTAACATCGACTACTGACAAAACCCGCCCTGTAAAAATCTATGCACGAATTCGTGTTGATGGACAAGTTGCCTCAGATTTCACCACTGGTGTGGATGTAATCCCTGAAAAATGGGATTCTAAAACTCAAAGAATTAAAGGATCCTCTAGAGAAGTACAACAGGATAATTCTACGTTAGAAAACGTTAGAACGGACATCAAGGAAATTTTCAATTCTTTACGACTTTTAAACCAACCTTGCTCTGCTAATATAGTCAGGTTAAAATATTTAAAAGGTAACGAAGCCGTCCCTACTCTACTTACTACATATCAGCGTTTCTTGGACAAATTAGAGGAAAACCAAAACGCAGAAGACGGTCTCGAAGTCAAGACGATCGAAAAATGGTATAGTTACAAAAAGCACGTCCAAGATTTTATTGAGAATGAGATGAAAAGGAACGATATAGCTTTGTTTGATTTCACTCATAACATGGCCGAACAATACTTTAGATATTTAATGACTTCCAAGAAGCATGGCAAAAACCATGCTGTCAAAAACCTTCAAAATTTAAGTAGAGTATTCGATTTTGCTAAAAGAAAAGCCTGGACTATTTCAAATCCTATCGATTCATTAAAATTAAAACAAGACCCACCAAAACCTATTTTTTATCTCGACGATGCCCAACTGTTCATTTTAGGTAAAACTCAATTCTATGGCATATTAGCAGAAGTAGTAGATTGTTTTCTCTTTCAATGTTATACAGGTATGGCATATGCCGAATTGAGTCAGTTTGATCCAGTTAAGCATTTGAAGGATTTTAAAGGCGAATCTATTATCAAAATTTTCCGATATAAACAACGTAAGAAAAATCCTGATGCATGCTTAATACCATTGCTTCCCGAAGCAGAAGCTTTACTTAAAAAATACAAGGGTTTACTTCCAGTCCCTGATGTCCATACCATGAACAGGCATCTACACCTTCTAGAACCTCTACTTAAGGCTGATTTCCCTATTACAAGTCATGTTGGTCGTAAAACAGCAGGTATGTATCTACTTAACAATAACGTACCCTTGGAAACAGTTAGTCGAATCCTAGGCCATAGTTCAGTATCTACGACTCAGAAGCATTACGCTAAAATATTAGAAATCCGAATCTTGAAAGATACTGCTCATTTGAGGAAGGGGTCTGAAATCTGAGTATTAAATATATATTATATATGTAGGCATAGTGGCAATCTAAAAACAGTGCCTACATATATAAATTTATATTACTGATAATCAGCAACATAACTAATAAAATAAACAATTCTAAATAAAAAATCATCGTCAGGCGAACTTTCTTGTTTGTTTTGCCAGATTAAAATCTAATCTTGAAATGGAAGTTGCTTTCAGTACTGCGAAAGGAGTTAGTTATCATGGTGAAATTGAAGAAATATTTCAAGATGGTGCTTTAAGTGAATACTATGGAAAAGTCAGTCTCATTTTCACATCCCCCCCATTTCCCCTAGTCAGGAGAAAAAAGTATGGTAACTTCAAAGGAGAAGTCTATTTGAAATGGATGGAAAATGTAGCTAAGTCACTAGGGAAGTTTTTAAAAGAAGACGGCTCAATAGTGATTGAGATAGGGAATTCTTGGGTTAAAGGTAGTCCAGCTATGTCCATTTTACCTTTACAGTCATTGATGGCATTTTTAGATGCTGGAGATTATAATTTATGCCAACAATTCATATGGAACAACACAGCAAAGTTACCTAGTCCAGCAGAATGGGTAAATATACGCAGGATTAGAGTAAAGGACTCATTTACCAATATTTGGTGGATGTCTCCAATTGAGTATCCTAAAGCAGATAATAAAAAGGTTTTAAATGAATATAGTGAATCGATGAAGCAGCTTCTTAGTAGCAAAAAATACAATTCAGGGGTAAGACCATCTGAGCACGTTATTGGTGAAAAATCATTTTTATCAAATAACAATGGCTCGATACCATCAAATGTATTTTCACTTTCAAATACTAGTAGTGATACGCAATATGCTAAGTACTGCAAAGACAATGAGTTTCCTGTTCATCCAGCTAGAATGCCTAAAGAAATTGCGGAGTTCTTTATAAGATTTCTAACAGATGAAAATGATATAGTCTTTGACCCATTTTCTGGAAGTAATACAACTGGATTTGTTTCAGAGTCATTAGGGAGGCAGTGGGTTAGCTTAGAAAAAAACGCATCTTACATTGATGGTTCTAAAGGAAGATTTAATTTATGACGATATTTTAATTTATAATAATTATGGCACGGGTCTATCATCCAATCTCTCAACCTAACGACTGCTGGTACGAAGAATTAAACTTAGTTTCTAGTATATCTGAAACAGATTTAGAAAATAAAATACTTCAAAATTGTAAAGAGGTTTTTGCTGAATACAATGTCATCTCGTTTAAGTATGACATTGTATCTGGAAAAGATACAAAAAGGCCCGACTTATTAATGATCGATAAAAATTACAAAGAATGGTGGTTTATTGAGGTTGAAAAAATAAGCCATACATTAAATCATATTATTGATCAAGTTAACGTATTTAAAAATCCAGAATTCAACTCTTTGGTCTTATCAAAATACATTGTCCGAAAAGGTGAAGAAGTAGGAATTAGTTTTGATGAATCTAAGGTCTACAATTTGATAGACAATATCCCTCCAAAGGTCATGGTCATAATAGATCAAAACCCTACTAATACTAAACTCCATAATGAATTAAACAAGATTGGGGTCAAATTATGTGTTTTCCAGATATTTAAAAATACGAATTCTACTGAATTATATAGAATAAACGGTTTTTATCCATACGTTAAAATTGAAGCCTCCCATTGCAAAATTAACGCACCTGGTGCTTCAAATGTATTAACGGTAATAAACTCCGATATATTAAATGGAATCGCTGATGATGTTGAGTTTAGCATTTATGATCATACATCTAGAATAACTGTTTGGAAAAAGAAAACTTTAAGAAACAAAGTCTATATTTCTTCAGTGGGAGCCAATCCTATTTTGACAGGCAAAGATTATGTTTTAATTCCAAACAAAGTTTATGAAGAAGGAGATACAATATCTCTGGAAAAAGATTCTCTAGCTAGGTTTCACCTCAAAATCAATTAGTGATGGATATTCAATTTGGAAGCGAAGTTATTCTTTCATATCAAAGACTATCATATACTCCATGGCATGCTTTGGCAGAATTTGTGGATAATGCGACTCAGGCATATTTTTCTAATAGAGAAGTACTAGATGAGCGTTATAATATAGAGGAAACTTCTCTTACAGTCAATATAGATTTTTCATTTTCAGGAACGAACAATTTTATATCTATTGCCGATAATTCAATTGGCATGGATTTAACCATTTTAGAAAATGCTCTTACAGTAGGATTACCTCCTACAAATACTCATGGAAGATCCAAATATGGACTAGGCATGAAAACTGCTTCATTTTGGTTTGGTCAAAAATGGACTATAACCACTAAGCGATTAAATCATCCTAAAAAGTATAAAGTAGTATTAGAGGCTGCTAAAATTGCCACAGGATCTTTGAGTTTAGAGTTTCATGAAACGGATGCCCCTTTAGAAGAACATGGAACTACTGTCGTTATTGAACTTTTAAATAGGACAATTAAAGGTAAGTCTGTTACCAAGGTAAAAAATTACCTACAGTCTATGTATAGAATGGACTTATCAAGTGGCACTTTGAAGCTAAATTTAAGAGGAGAACCCTTAACATGGGATTATGATAATCTCTTTAGCAAGATAGCTAATAACCCTCAAGACGGCACGCCCTACAAAACAGATTTTGACTTTGAAATTAACGGTAAACGTGTTAACGGTTGGGCGGGAGTTTTGTTCAGAGGAAGTAGATCACAAGCGGGATTTTCACAGCTTCAATATAATCGGGTAATAAAAGGATGGCCTGATTCTTATCGCCCTGAAACATTATTCGGCACTCAAGAAGGAGGTAGTAATAACCTTGTGAATCAGCGTCTTTTTGGAGAAATATTTATGGATGATTTTGATGTAAGCCATACCAAAGATTCTATTCTTTTCTCTGATGACGAAGAAGAACAATTAGAATTTAAACTATTAGAAGAACTAGCACACCTGAAGAATGCTGCGGAAACGCTTAGGCATACAGAAGATCTTGATACTAGTATCGATGAGAATAAAGGTATCTATGAAGCTTATGATTCTATTAAATATGAATTACAATCTCCTTTATTCGCAGGGATTCTAACTTCAATTGAGATTTTACCAGATGAGATTGTGCAATTGAGTAACGATTCTGTATTAAATAGAATTACACATAAAGAATCAAACAAATATATTATAAGTGTTGGAACACAACTAACTGTTGATCTATATATCTCTAGTGATATGTCAGTACATGACCCTTATGTAATTCAAAATTCAACATCTTCTAAAGAGAGAATAATAATTATAGTCAACGTAAAACATCCACATTGGTTAGATATTCAAGGTAATTCTGATGTGATTTTACACTTCCTAAAGCATTGTGTTTTAGATGGTGTAGCCGAATGGAAAGCATTTTTTTATGGTAATCAGGACCTGTCTCCTAGCACTATAAAGACTATTAAAGATCAGTTACTAAGAGTTAAATATAGAATGCAATATTCTAACTAATATATGAGCTTTTGACAACTGCACACTGCTAAAGACCGATAGTTGTAAATGATTATCTTACTAAGGTACCAAGATAATCATTTACAACTATCGGTACTTTTAATAAATTGATGTATCTCTTAAAGCTTAATTGTTCAAAGACTATTCTACTACCCTTTATCAGCTAATCTTTTTTATTGCTGTTCGGCAAGCTGCGAATGCTAAAGGGCGATCAGTCGAACGTGCCTCTTGGTTTACTTTTGAGGGCCGCGAAAATTTAAAAATTTTGATTCTGAGCAAGTTACGAAAAACAGCTGTTTACTTTTTTTCGAGGCTTTTTAGGGCATTTTCATACTCCTCTTGAAGTCCTCCGTGTTCTTCGTCGAGCTTTAGTATCTCTTTTACGAGATTTGCTCGTTCTGCTCCGTCTGTGTCTGCGAGTTGGTTGCTTCTGAGGGAAGCTTCTCGGTTGACTCTTCGGAGCTCTGTGAGGAGTTCGTCAACTCCCCTTGATTGGCCGCCGGTGCTGGAGGCGTTTGTGCTGGCTGCTCCTTGGCTGGTGCCTTTGGTTTCGCCGGTGCTTTGGGCTTTGCTGGTTCTTTCGGTTTGGCGGGTGCCGGTGCCTTGGGAGCCTGAGGTTTGGCGGGTGCTTTCCCCTCCTTTTTTTTACTTCAGTCGACCCGGTTTGATCTAATATCCATTGACCTGTTGACTCATCATAGGTATAACCAGGACGCTGATTTGATTGTTTGGAATCATCAGCAATTACAGAAAGTTCACTGATCTGTGCAAGCAGTTCGTCGATTTTTGCTTGATTCCCTTCAGATGGATTTTTAGAAAAAGCTAGCTGAGCCAGGTGCAGCTGTGCGTTGAGTTTTACGAGTGATGCCATAGGAAAGTTTGGTTAAAAAAATAGCCCGATTCCATTCGGGCTATTTCTTCGCTGCTGAATTAATCGTTAGTTCTTAACCTGGTTAGATTATTTGTTAGTGGTTTGTTTTTTCGCGGTTGCTCCCGCTTTTACTACTTCAGTATCAACTGCAGGTTCAGGTGCTACTTCTGTTTTTACTTCTGGTGCCGGTTCAGTAGCAACCAGGGACAACTGTGTGGGTTTGTGTATAGGTTCTGTACTTTTTTCTTGAAAGACTTTAGAGCCATTTCTGACTAGCTTTTCAGCGACTTCATCACTATCTACCTGAGTGGCGTTAATGACGCGGCCTTTGACGCACCAGTGTTCTTTTTTGGCATCTTCTAATTTGTCTGCAGGGATTTCGTATTTGCTAAGCATGAGCTTTATCGAACTTTAAGATTGGAGAAAAGAGTATAAAAAACCGGATGGCTGGCGGACCATCCGGGATCCTGCTAGGCGGCTGCAGGCAATGCTTCCACTGGGAAGACTACGTCGTCTGCAAGCGGTAATACGGGGTGCATATAACCGTCGTTCTTGCAGGTGAATGTGATGAATTTCTCGTCAGACCCTTTGGCTCCAGAGTCAGCGTTGCTCTCCAGCTCGAGTGGGCTTTCGGTATTACCAATTACATAATTGATGTTATCCATACCCCGAGCGATGATCACCACCGGCACGTTCAAAAGTCTGGTAGCAAAAGCGATCGCTTCCTTATCCATCCGGTTGATTTTAAACGTGATGGTCTGCTCAAAGCTTTGAGAACCTACTTTACCCTTCGATGCAAAATTGAACTTGGTGTTATCATAGGCGGCCTGGACTTCGATGAACTTCATCGGTGTTGGCAGCTGAAGAAGTGGAATATCACCCGTAATTTCACCGGCTAATCCATCTGCGTAGGTAGGGAATTCCTGGTCCTGGAACCAGTCTACTGCAGCGATGTACAAACGCTTATTACCGCCAGGCTTAGCTCCACCCGTTTTCCGGCGAAGACCTACCAGGGCCGTAAGGCCTAGCACTGTATCACCAATGTTTCCGGGGGCGGTGAACAACTGACTGCACAAATCCTGAACAAACAGGAATGCTCCCAGGGCTAAAAAGCCCAGCAGGAAACCGTAATCCTTTAATTTTTTCTTCATGGCTTTTACTTGAATTTGAGGAGAAGAATTCCGGCGGTTACGGCCGGAATTCCTAGTTTAAACTTTGGGGGAAAAGAAGGTGGCTAAACCCTAGTACTTGCCGTTATGGAAAACGAAATTTCCGTAAGCATAATCGAATAAGCCACGGAAGAATACGTTCACTTTCAGGCCTTTCATATCATCCTTTACGGTGATCTTGTTAACGCCAATGTTGCTATCCATCCCGAAAATCAAGTTCGTTTTAGGCGTAATCAGGGTGGTTTCTTTATTGGCCAGACCAGGATCCGTCACAAATTTGATTCCTGAGTATTCGTCAGGACTCGTGGCTTCTTCGCCTGGCTTCACGTGTTGGGGGAACTTCGCCCGGCGGTTACGATCGTACTTTTGCTTGGTAGCCTTAGACAGACGGAACTCTAAGGGATAATCCAGAAGATCCTCCTTGTATTTCACTACGGCATCGCACAAATCTTGAACGTGGTCGTAAGTGTTCTCATCATCCAAAGCGGCCGCTGGAGTAACCACGTGCTCTTCGGGGATATCTTCGTCGGTAGCAACACCGGCTGAGAATTTCTTCAGAATACCATCGATTGCACTACCGGCTCCAATACCAGCGGCATTACGGCTACCCTTGAACGAACCATTCTGACGCATGAAACTACCCTGAGCCTTCAGCACTTCCTGTAAGAACATGAGAGCCAAGGGGTTATCCAGTGCTGCATTCAGGTCCGTCACGTCAGTAAATTTGCGAACGTGCGAAAGAGCGATCGAAATAACCTGCGAACGGGGGATGAAGAAATCATAATCAACGTCCTGAAGCTTGGCTTTGCGAAGACCAAGAGCTGAAGCTTTTTGTGGTTTGAAATCATCATCAGCAACCCGGGCCACATCAAAGGCAGTCAGCGAATACAGGTACGATTCGTCCTGCAGGTAACTGACTGTAAAGTCGTTTTGAAGAGATTCAAAACCAAGCTGAACAATGTCAGTAATCAAGCGTGGGTTCTCTTCAACCAATCGCATCACGTCCTGAGGAAGTGAGCTAACATCGGGGGTGGAATAATTTTGGGGCATACGTTTTTTTGATTTGCCCTGGCTCCCATGTCCGGTCAATTGACCGGACGGGGAGCACGCGGGGCCTCTTGTTATCTATTGTTTATCAGGCTTTTACTATAATTTTCTTACTTTCTTTTCGCTTGGTTAGCTACGACCATTTCGTAGGAAACCCGGTCGGGGTGAGTTGCTGAAAGCTTTGAAATGTGTTCTGGCATTCCAGCTACGTTACCGGCTTCATCTTTGCTGGTAGCATTATCGAGGCCTTGCTTATGGCCATCGTACCAGCCTTGAAGTTTGGTGTTGGTCGCCTGCAGATCGCTGTTCTTCTTTTCAAGAGCATTGTACTTGCCCTGCAATTCAGCCAGGCTGGCTTCAGCCGTATTGGCCCGGGCCATTTCGGCTTTGTAATCAGCATCGAGCTTGGTATTACCATCCTGCAATGCCTCGATACGATCTGAAGCTCCTTTCGCTTCGGAGGTGAATTCGTTGTACTCTTCCGTGTTGAGTCGCTCCGAGATCGCCTTGGATGACTTTGAAAAGTTTTCACTCATGAACTGAGTGATGGATTTGGTTTGCTTTGACATATTAAGTTTTGGGATTACGCTAGTTGCCTGGCCCGGGTGATGGCCTGTGAAAGCGATCCAATGCGATCAGCCAAACCCAGCTCAATTGCTCTCTTGTTTTTGAAAACGGCCCCGGTAAAGGGTTCATCAGATGTGATCTTCCCGGCACGGCCCCGGCGAACGAAGCCGATAAATTCCTGACGGGCTTCATTCATTTCCTCTTTCATCTGAGCTTTCAGCTCGTCGGTTAGAGGCTCAATACCATTAATGAGGCTCTTTTGCTCACTACCATCAGCCCGGATGATTTGTACGCTCAAACCCTGTTTTTCAAGGGCTTTGGTTTCATCCATGTACACGGCAAGTACCCCGATCGAACCCACGCGGGTTTCGGTTTGGTCTTCTAACCAGATTTCCTGTACGTTACTGATGGAGAAATAGCCTGCTGAGCAGCAGAAGGGAGTTTGAGCAATAAGGGGCTTGCTCTTTTGAAAGTCGATGAAAGCTTCGGTGAGCATGCGAGTGGAATCGACGGTTCCACCAGGTGTGTTCGGGCGAACGACTGCTGCTCGAATGGAGGGTTCGTTTTTCGCTAAGGCAACGATACGGGCAAGCTGCTCATTACCCATGTTACAGTAGCCATTGCGGCTCATGCTGCCTTCGATGGGAAAAACAGCTACATCCCCGCCCCCGGCCTTCTGAAACTGTTTCAAATACCAGCGATCTTCACTGAAATCACCGTATTCGTCTTTTGTGTTAACTAGTGAAGGTCTTGGAGCGGTATTCGAGTTTGAAGCCTGGATTAGGTGAGGCGGGAACGGGTCTTTCCCCGCCTGAAGACGGGGAAAGATGATCCCGCCCATTTGTGAGGCGAAATCTGCGTTAATGTACCATAGTCCTGAGAATGATAGTCCGGTCATGCTGCCGTCGCTGAGAGTTTCGTAATAAGTGGATACGAACTTCCGGCATGATTGACCTGATTAAAAGGACGGTTTTACTTCCCAAATCCTGAGCTAAAGCCCGGTGAAAAGCCCGATGGTAGCTCGATCTGTGGCATTTTCGGTATATAGTAGTAGGGATGCGTATACTGGCCAGCCAGGGAAAGTAAAGTTGTGTTTTGATCGGTGATGCTTCTACTGACAGAAAGGGCTAGGCCATTGCCTATTTCACCGGCTACCCCCATCAAACCCGATCGTTCTTTCCACATGGCCAGCCAGCGTTTGCCCTGATGCGTGGCAATCCAGGCAGCCAGGTCCGGCGTATTTCGGGGTACTTTAGCTGATAGTGCCGGGGTGTATAGCATTCCATCCCCCGTTTCATCCTGTTCTTCAGTTAACGTGCATTCTTTGGAAGGGAACCTGATCAGGTGAAAGAGGGTACCAGGCTTATACAGGATGGCATTACTTTTAAGCGTATAATTAGGTAAGGGAGTCGTTGGCAGATCGATTCGCACCACATCCCGGATATCGACTAAAATGAGTCGAGCTAAAAAGCCAGGGGCCGGCTTTCCTAGCCAGCCCCCAACCTGAATATTTGGTATTCCCATACTGTTCTGAAGCGGACGGGTTTTTACAGGTTTTTAAAATTTTATCTTTCTGTAAGTCTCTGATTAATAGAACTAATGCCACAAATCAGAGACTTACAAAACGTCGCATTTGCTGACCAAACTCCGTATTCGGAGCAAAAACGCCGAAAACGCTGACGGATCGTCGCAAAATTTTTTTATTTTTTTTGATCAGACCGCCTCTAAAAGTGGCTGATAAAAGATCAAATCTCCTTGCTGTTTCTTCTGATTTGACTCCAGTTTCGTTTCCCAGTCCTTGACGATTTTTGCAGTCGAGTTAATCGATATCTCGTCTTCAGTAATCCCGTACATCTCGAAGAACCGGCGAACGTGTGGTTCATACGATTTGGTGAAAAAGGATCCGGATAAGCAGAAGTTAATAACGGCCTGCTCGAACTGTTCCTTCAGGATCAGGCCTAGGGCTTTGGCCCGGGCGGGCGGGATGTGGAGCAACTTCGCATCCTGATAAATGCTCACTACGACATGGCATTCCTTCGGCTTCTTCGTCGAAATCGTAGTGTAGTTTTTCTCAGCAAATGCTTCAACAAGTCGGCCTAAGGGCTCGTCTCTTCTGAGTTCAATCACTCCATCTTTCAACAAATGAGTTTGCAGTAAATATTTCTCTACATAGGTAGGAACCGGGATAAAAAATTTACAACGACGCATAGCGGACAGCGATTAGTTAAGTTTTACAATTGGGGGCAGTGGGTAGGTTAATTCAAGCCGGTTTTACTTGGAGAATTTAGGGCTTTCGAGGAAACTTGTATTGGTTGAAAACCCGATCGTAGGCAGCCTGTCGAATGAGCAGAAGTTTGGCCCAAATGTTGCCATGCCACCGATTGGTTCGGAAAGCTCGCATGACATAAAACAGGTACGGAATTGGACTGAACGTCCAGAAGAAAAGCTCGAAAAGAAGTCGTTTAACGAGTAATTTGAAGTGCATAGGAAATGAGTTTTTAAATATAATTATTTTCCAGATAAAGATGAAATTCCACCGATAATGGCATCCAACCGGCCAGCCTGGTTCGTGTTGTACACAGCTCCTTCTACGCCACGAGTGGCGGCAACGTTAGCCCCGGTGTTTCCTGAAATTTGCTCTAAAAGCCTGGTATTGGTCTCTGTACCCGAAGCGATCTGATTGAGGTATTTCAGCTGCAATTCACCCTGTTCTTTCGCCTGAGCAGCCATGGCTTGGGCTTCGGCCGAATTGGCTAATGCACCTCCATCTCCACCGGCTCCGATGTCAGCCATCATAGCGTCGGCGTCGGCCTGAGCTTTATCAGCTTCTGCCTGAGCTTCGGCTTTCATTCGTTCTGCTTCCTTACGTTTCTTGCTACCAAACAACGCGAAGGTCTTCTCCCAGAACGGAGCGACGGGAACGTAGTTGGTATACGCACCTCCATCGCTGTTGAGTTTGCCTCCATCCCGGTACGATCGATTCTGTACGGAATAGTTGATAGGCTGAAGCTTTCTATTCTGGCTTTGCCAGGTTAACTGATCTAGAAGGGGCTGATGGTACTTGGTAGCATCCCGGGAAAGAATGTACATATACTCCCCTCCTTCAGCTTCACCTACTTCACGGCCGGTGACCCGGTCAACCATGGCAATGCCGGCTTCGCCCGGGCGTGATCCGTGCCGGCTCCCTTCGAGCACGCCGGCATTGTGAACCTTACCACCGCCGGCGAAGGTTGGCGTTGGTTGGGCTTTGATCATCCCGATCTGAATCGCACTGGCTGCGATCGTAGCAGCCATGAACACCAGGTTCAAAGGGAAGATACCAGAGGCCAGGGCTTTGATGGCAGCGACGGCCCCATTAATGGCCGCTGTGGCAATGTCGGCCTTCTGCTGAGCCTTCCAGGCCTTGAGCTTTGCGGCACGCTGCTCTTCGGCTGCTTTATCCTCAATATCCTTCTTGGTCGCCTCGAATTTCTCCTTGGCATCGATAGTCTGATCGTCGTACTTTTTATTGATTTCAGTCTTCTTATCAGCCAGCTCCTGCTCTACCTTCTTGGATTCGTCCGCTCCGAGTTTGGTTTGAAACAGGTTTTCTTTTACCGTCAAAACCTTATCATCGCGTTCCTTCTGCAGGCGTTCGGCTTCCTCCTTATTACCCTGGTCACGGGCGGCTTTAATCTTCGCCTGGTAATCCAGCTCCAGTCGTTCTTTTTCCCGGGTAAACTGGTTATTCAGGTCGGTGAGTTCAGCCTTTGAAAGCCGGTTAGCCAGCAGCTCCTGCTCCAGACGCTCCATTTCAGCAGCCTTCTCCGTTTCGATCTGTTGAAGACGGGCTTTCTGCTCAGCGTCCATATCAGCCAGGCGTTGGTTCTTTACGCGTTCAGATTCCGCGATTTCCCGATCGGCTCTTTTTTGAGCCAGGTTATTGAGGAAATTGGTGGCAGCCGTAGCGATGGCACCGACCTGCTCGGCGTACTCCATGGCCGCTTTGGCCCGGGCCGAAAGGGAAGCCGTATCCTTTTGAAAGAGGGAAGCGATCCGGCCGATGGCACCGGTATAATTCCCTTGATCCAGATCATTGATAGCATCGGTGAACGCAGAAAACCGGTTACGACGCTGCTCTAACTTTTCAGCTTCAGCAGCAGCTATATCCGCGTTACTTTGATCCTGGTTCGCTTTGCGTAGGGCATCATACTTGGATTGAATGGCCGTGAGCGTTTGTTCCAGGACTTCCTTATCCGAAACCGACTTACGGGCTTTTTCTTCTTCAGCGGCCTGCTCATCATCCAGACTCTTTTTCGTGTATTGGAAGTCCAGATCCAGACGCTGTTTTTTGATGGCCAGCAGCTTCGTAGCATTATTACCGGCCAAGGCCTCCATGCTATTGAGTTGGGCTACCTGAGCGTCATACTCCAGCTTCCGGATATTGGCATCCTGATCCCGCTTACGGGTGGCATATTCGGTTTGGATCAACTCGATATCCCGTTTAAGGGTCGCCTCGAGTATTTTCAGAGCAGCAGCCTTCTCCTTTTCATCGGTGATGGTTTTCTCAATTTTGATCCTTTCATAACTGGCTTCGAGTTCAGCCTTCTTTTCCTTACGCTTCAGCTCGTCCGTTTCCATCTCCATGGTCAGCCGGGCGTACTCATTGAGAGCTTTCTGACGATTGATGGCCGTCTTGGCTTCATCTTCGCCCTGAGCCTTACGAATACCATCGATTTCGGTCTTCAGCCAGTTCTGAATCTTCAGCTCCATCTGAGCCAGTTGCTCTTTATCGGCAATCGACTTCCGAGCGATCGTTAATTCACCTTCGGCAAACGACTGTGCTTTCTTGATCTTCTTGACGAATTCATCCTCCAGCCAGCGTTCGGTTAACTGATCCTGACGCTTCTGAGCATCCGCTTTGATCTTTTCGACATTGCGAGTATGGAGTTCTTCTTCAGCTTCGGTTTCCTTGAGCAGCTGAGACTTGGAGGCCTTGGAGTTCTGAATCCGTAGCAACTCCCTTTTATGCCGGATTTCTTCGGCTTCCTTTTCACGCTCCAGATCTTTTTCGATCGCTTTTACCTTCAGATCATCCGTACGCTTAATGGAATCCTGAGTCGCTTTGAGAGAATCCTTAGCACGTTTTTCAGCTGCTTTCTTTTCCGAATCAGAAATAACTTTCTGCGTTTTATCTGACAGCTGGCCGGCCGCAAGTTCAGCATCCTTGGTTACCTTCTTAGGGGCATCGACGAAGGCTCCAGTCCAGGCTTTTTTCACTGAATCAAAGCCATCGGTAAACCCTTTCACGATGTTGGTACCACGCTGTTTTACCTGCTCCCAGGCAGCCGTAGCACCAGCAAAGTCACCAGTGAAAAATTTACCTAAAGCTTCACCGCCGGAAAGCAGCAACTGGAATGCATTAATCAGGGTACCCACCGTAACTACGATCGCAACCAGGGCGGTCTGAAGAATAGCCACTACCCCGCTTAGAACTTTCATCGTATTGCCAGCGGAAGCCGTCTGATTCTGCAGGCCTGGGAAAAGCGTATAAACGAGCTGCATGACCAGGTCACCCAACTTACCAAACCATACCCCCATTTCACTAAGGATCGCATTAAAGGGCCCAGACTTTTCAGTCATCTCAATAATGAAATTGATACCCTTTAAAATCAGGTTCAGAAAGAAATCAAAGACCGGCTTTAGCCCGTCACCAATGATCACGCGTAAAGCCTGCATGCCGTCACTCATGTTGGAAACTTTGCCCGACATGGTTTCCATCATGGCCGCGTTGGATCCAGCGACACCTTGCATCTGGCCCATCGATACCATTGCGGCCTTGACTGCTTCTTCCTGATTTTTGAAGGATTTGACGACTTTACCATTAATGACCACGTCGAATCCATCGCCCATTTTCTTTACCTCGGTAGTGGCTCCTTTGAAGGAAAAACTCAGATCATCACCGGCCTTTTTACCGCGGATCCCGAACTCCTTCAAACGTTCCATTTCGCCGGTTTGAGCATCCAATAAAGCTTCTACGTATTGATCGAAGGTTTTCCCTTGAGATGCTGCCAAATCGGCCATGGCCATCATCTCCTTTTTGGTTGGGTATATCCCCCGGTTAACCATCTTGACGTAGCCGTCCGTCAGCTCTTCAACCCCGTAGATAGTCTTGGCTGCCATGTCCTGCAGGGCCAGCATGGACTCCTTGGCTGCAGCAGCTGCCTGCTGAGCAGCGACCTTCGCTTCAGCAGCGGATTTCGTTGGTTTGGTAAACGCGTTGGTAAGAACAGCCTCGTACTTTTCGAACTTTGCCGTATCCTCGAAAATAACTTTCCCAATTGAGATGATCGTATCCAGAAGCCATAGGATCCCGGATGCAGCCAAAATACCTTTGAAGCCAGTGGTGAAGGTTTTGATATAGCCGATTATACCAGATTCACCATTTTTAAACTCCTTGGAAATCTTCTTGACATCATCTTCAACTTTACCCAAATCCGCCTGCGTTTGAGCCAGTTTTTTGGTGGCTGCAATGAACTGCTCAGTACCAGGCTTCAGCTCCTTGAGTTCTGCATTTAGGATTTCGACTTTCTTCTTGAGATCACCGTAGGAAAGCTCTGAATTCTTCGTTGCCTTGATCTGATCGTTGATCTCCTTGGTTACGTCGTCAACAGACTTTTTGACGTTGTCGTAGTACTGTTTGGTTTGCTGAAGTTTTTTGCTGGTATCGATGAACTCCTGGGATTCGGGGGCCAATCCACCCAATTTTTTCTGAAGTACTTCAACTTTCTGACCAATCTGCTCGAAAGTGAGTTTCAAATCTTCCGTCTCCAGTAGCTTTTTTTCAAAGTCAGCAGCAGCCTTGGCACTCTTGGTCAATGCTTCAGTGGTACCACTAACGTTCTTAGATACTTCATCATAGACGGCCTTCGTTTGCTGGAGTTTTTTCGTGGTATCGATGAACTCCTGGCTCTCAATTGGAAGTTCGGCCAGCTTCTTTTTCAATAGATCTACCTTTTGACCTAGCTCAGCATACGTCAGGCTCTGATCCTTACTTTCCAGTAATTTTTTCTGGAACGCTTCAACCTTTTTTGCACTTTCCTCCAAGGCCTTCGAAGTACCATCTACCTCCTTTTTTACTTCATCGAAGCGAGCTTTGACCTTTGCCAGTTCGGCCGATTTAGCGATGAATTCAGCGGATCCGGGGGTAAGGGTTTTGAGTTCCTTTGAAAGCGTGCGAACCTGCTTTTCCATCTGGCCATAGGTAGCGGTGGTCAGATCGAACTCCTTTTTAACAGCACGAATAGTGGTTTCCATCTGGCTTAGCTCCAGACGGGTCTGCTTCCAGCGATCGGACTGTTTGCCCAGGGCATCGTCCTTTTCAATTTCCTTGAGTTCCTTTCTCAAGGCCTTGGCTTTTTCTTCCAGCTGACCGAGCTCAGCCATGCCTTTCTTACCCTCGATGCCAAGTTCGACGGTGGCTTTTTCGTTTAATTCCATTAGTTAGCTTCGAGAATTGAGGTGATTTCAGAAATGGCGAAGCGAGCACCGGCCTGAGCGACCTGGCTGTTGAGAGCAATCATGGTGCCTTTGAGTACTTCATTGTAAATCCCGCGATAGCCCCGCTTTACGTCGGGTTTTAGCTTCCGTTCGTGACGAAGCCCCCAAGCAATGCGTTCGACAGCGATAGTATCCGAGCTAGGCCACTTACCTTCATAGCCAGGCACATAAGCGAATTTGTGAACCCCTATCTTTTCCACGTAATACTCCATCGCTGCTTGGGGCGGCATCCGGGCGTAATGCATCGAGCGTAAATCTTTGATTCGGAAGTAGCCGGCCGTTTCAATCATCTGGGAGATGTAGTTGGGAGCAGCCTGCATTGCTCTGATCCGGAAACCATCGAGCATTTCACCCGAAAGTACCAGTCCGTTGGAGCGGATTCGACGCTGGAACTCAGCTACGGCCTCCCTGACGTAGCGTTCCAACAGGTAGATGAACTTTTGGTTGGAAAGAGAAAGCCCCATAATTTGCTTTTTTTGGGCAAACTATGGGGCTTATTTGACTACTTAAAGGACGGGATCTATTTGTTCTGACTAATATTCAAGCGTTCCTGTTTCACTAGTGCATTTCTTAGCATTTCATTTTCTTTAATCATCAAGTTTAATCTTTCTTCCAGCTCTCTGTTTCTAATAGAAGTATGTTGTAACATTTCATTGATCTGCTCGTTCCCAGGATTCCTGTCTCTATTTGTAGCTCTTTCAAGAAAAAACATTCTTTTTTCCATATTTTTCAATATAGTATACACATCTGGCAGTATATCTTGCGGTGAAGTCTCTTCTAATTTGGCCTCTGTAGTGCTGGCTATAATTGCTTTAAAATCCTTTTCAAATTGATCCCAGTATGTATTGAAAACTTGTGTCAAAACCTTTTCTTTGATACTTTTATCACCAAGGGTTGAATTAATAGTAGAAACCAAATGAAGTAATCCATCTTTTGTAGGTTTTGTATTGTTAAATTGTGCTAAAGGATCTCTAACATCACTGTCTTTAATATCGACTAATAAAACACAAACTCTACTGGCCTGCAACCCTTTTGCAATTGCTCCAGCTTCGAATAATATCCAAGGTTTATTTAAATTTTCTTTTGTTAAACATATGATTCCAACACTGGTTTCAGATAACTTATTCAGTATATCTAAAAACCAAACTGATCCGGAATTTATACCATGGGTAGAAACCCATGGATCTACAGCCTGAATCACACATTGAAGCCATGAATCCAGTAATTCTGCTACTTGACGGCTTCTTTCACCTGACCAACTAATAAATACTTTCATTTTGATATGGATTAAAATTGAAAAATCCAATTTAGTATAAATTATTTATTTATTCCGTTTTTGTAGTCAGAATCTTTGACTTTACCGAAGTTGATTGTACCACTTAAAAAAATATGAGTTTTGGAAAACTGACTATTCCAATCAAAACCTAATCCAAACCCTTCAGCAAAATTGTAATTTTTTCCTTTAATTCTTTCACCAAAGAAGTTAATAGATACTCCATATATAAATTCACTTTTTTTTCCATAAAAATTCTGAACAAAATATGGAGTGATACCTAACCTTTGTAAATCACTATCCTCTATATAAGAGAAAGGTATAAAAATAGAAGACACTCTATATCTAAAATTCCATTGTCTTTTAAAATCCCCATATAATCCTCTAAAGTCATCTAGAACAATAATTTTATCATCTACATATATTGGAGTATTATTTTGATATTTATTTAATTTATCTGTATTCCAAGTATATTCTCCTTTCCCGGATATAGAAAAAACCCACCACCTATTTTTATAGCGAGACCAGTGAGTATTAAGTCCAATGGATTTGGGATACTCTCTACTTTCAGAAAGTGTCGATATTTGATATAAATTTACGTCATCAATCTTAGCGAATACGTTTACACCCCATGCAATTGCCGCCTCTAAGTGATTCGAAAGTTTACTGATACGATCAATGTTATAAAATTTATCAATAGATTGTTGATATCCTAGACTTAATTCATAACTAGGCTTGACTCCAGCAGGATTTTGTAGAAAAAACTGCTTATCAGTCGTTTTTACAGAAAATGAAGCAGATATTCCTCTAGCTATTCCTACAGTCTTATGAGTAGTGTCTCTATCTACATAATAATAATATCTTCTCAATGGCTTGACATATGTAAGCATTCCTGAAGGATCTCCTGTAGTAAATGAAAACTTTGCAGTACCCCCTTGGTAATAACTAAAGACGTTTTCTCCATTCCTGTCTACAATTAGAGTTTGAGAATTGCATATGCTAGAAATGAATAATAGAATCAGAAGTAGTTTTTTATTCATTTTGTACAAGTCTAAAGTGTGAGTAATTATATATGTACTGAATATACTAAAGGTTATCAACCGTTTCATTCACTTATCAATAATACTCGAACGGGACTGGCTAAAGGCAGGTATCCAGAAGCACGTACTACCCTATAATTCATCCCTTGCACATGTACGGGCTGGCGGAAATTGAGCCTGGCAATATCGGTTTCGGTCATGATCATCGTGGCATCGAAATAGCACATCTGACGTCTTAGGGCTTCGGTTTTCTGCCAGCAGGTTTCAAATACCCCTCCTGAGCCATTCCAGTACAGGGTTTTCCCGTCCAACGTTGGTAAAGCCCGGGGCAAACCATCTTTCAATCCATTCCAAAACAGGAGTCGGGGCATCCAACTGGAGGCCAGCTGGCTGAATTGCTCGGTGGATCCCACTTGTTTGGCAGCTGCCAGGCCAGTGCTTTGATCAATGAGTAAGGTACTGAAGGCTGTAGTAAGCTTGGCAATACCTAAATCCGGAGCGAATTCAGGGGTTAAGTAATCGGCCATTTCTACGGGTTTATCCTTCTGCAGCTGATCCCCGCTATCGATGGTCATTGCCAGCTGTAATCGCCGGTTGCGTTCAATAATCTTTCTTCCCCCTTTTTCAAGTTTCTTACTCCAGTCCTGAACCGGCGGCGTTGAAAGGATATCATCCGTGGCATCGATGCGAAGTACCCGTGCTACCGTATCAAATTCAAAGGCCAGGTTCAAATACTTGCGAAGCTCGATGAGCAGCTGGATCAGGGTAAGTTCAGGCAAATGCTTGCTGAGCGTAATTTCTTCGGCACCATCCAAAGCTCGGGTGTTGTAAAGGCTGAGCTGCTTCCATCGAGGATCGGTGAAGAAGGTGCCGGTGAGACGAGTACCGGTATGTTCTGCGATTCTCTGTAGCACAAACGTGACAAATGGCATTGGGACGAGTGGCCCAGAATAATCACCCTCTTGGTAGTCGTTGACTCTTCCCTGGTAGGAAATGATTGAACCGTTGGTTCCATAGTATTCTGAATTTTGAATCGTAGGAAAGCAGTAGGCTGGCTGGCCGTCGACTTCGATGACCGGCGTTAGCACCTCAGGCAGCGGCGTGGTACCAAGATCTATTTCACGCAACTTGGTGAACTGATCATCCCCAAAGAATTCACCCAAGGGCTGTACGGCCGTCATCTGGATCGTCGAAGGTGTGACGTCCGTCACCAGGGCTTGCCCTTCGTAGATCAGCTGGCCATTGTAAAACTTCTGAAGAAAAAAACGGGGAAGGTCGGATCCTAAACGAACCAGATCAATGTATCCAAATACCCTGCGATTCCGCTGGCTGAGCGGAATCGCAGGCACTTGCACCTGGTCAGTGTAGATGTCTTCGTAAGTAAAGAAAGGGTTGATCTTCTCAAAAGAAGTGGTTCCCCCGGGGGCCAGGTCAATTGCCTGGCCATTGATGCGAACTTCTAACATTAGCTGATATCGATATAAACCAAGGCCTGAGAAGGAATAGTAATGCCGGCGAATGGATCGACCTTGACAATCGACGGGGTCGACGCTGACTGGAATTCAGCTGGAGTAATAGTTCGACTGAATAACTGAATACAGGATTGGCCCCGCCGTTTACAAACACCCGGATCGTAAGCGGCATGTTCCAGCCTGAAACATCGAATCGATACGGCGTTCCGATCGGGAATAGCATATCCAGCGGCGAATTCAAATAGACGTAATTACCCGGCTTGCCGGCCCAATCAGCCATGTACCACCGGTTACCGTGACTAGGCTTGCTCTGATCGCCGGTCATGAGGCCTTCGCCGCCGGCTATTCCTGAGTCATTATTCTTCGGCCGAACCAGGCGAAGGTTCCAGAAGCCATCTGGCGGTGGAACAGTGAGCATGTAGTACTGCGGACCACCCATCACGCAGGTTCCTAATTGATCAGCCGTAGCCTGCGTGTCGAGTGATTTAAACTGAGCTTCTGCTAACGCGTCGGCTTCTCCTTCGTTTTCGCCGCCGTACGTCCCTTCTGGGATGATTATCTGAGCTGGCCCGCCCACTTGCCCCACTGAACAGTTTTTGCGGGCGTAGGAGCCAGTTCTGTTAATGGCTTTGCTTGGAAAAGGTGAGCTTCCAGGAACGATGCCAGGCATTTCGACTGCAGCAATGTAATCCGGATCACCAGGTACGTTGGGTTTGACTACTGTTGGAATAACCAGGGAGTCGTCATCCTGATAGCGTTTCTCCAGCTTGATCGGACGAACCTTCCCGGTCCGAAGTCCAGTAGGGCCCAGAATTTGCTGGATGCCTACGCCCCGCCAATACGTTTCCCGGACAGCTGCTGCAGGAGCCACCGGTAAGGATGAGAAATTATTCTGCTCATAGGCATAGCGGAAGGTAAAGGTTCGGGCAAATAGGCCCGGGCTGGGTTCGATATCCTGGATCGAATTCGTTAGCAGCTCCAGGGGTTGATGGCCTTTCTCAGTGATCAAATACCACTCTTCAGCCAGTAGCAATTCATCCAAGTAGCGAAGGTAAGCTGCTCCATCCCCTTGAAAATACCCCGTCGAAACTGTCAGCTGGCGATCGCCGCTCCGATCGATCACGTACATTTCGCTGAAGTCAATGCCTGCGTTTTGCGGCCGTTCCCGGCTGGCCGTTGATCGGGTGACGGAAAGCTGCTCGCTTCCCTTGCCCACCAGACGGATCGTATCAAAAACGTGAAAGGAATTTGAAAACAGCAGGCATCGCGTTTGTGCCTGGTATCGATGTTCCGGATAAAAAGTCCGGACTTCACTGATTCGACGAGTGTTCTGAGACGAAAGCCATACCTGGTAAGACAACACGTCTGCAGTATCGACACCCAAAGCGGCTGGCCCGACGGCCGCTCCCACAATCTGGCAGTACTGGACTCCAACCAGGGTGTCAACTGTACGTGTCTCACGCTGGCCATCGAGCTTGGTTACCTCTAACCTCAGGTTGACCTGATCAGGCATCGGTGAACAGTTCATAAGGAAATAGAGGTAATTTTCGCTACTTCCACAAACCATTCCCCCATCGGGCTGCCAGGTCAGAAATTTGCGATATTTCTGCTGGTATTCAGAAAAGAAGCGTGGCCCCCACGTCTGGAAATCTTCTTCGAGCAATCCCGCTTTGATGGCCCACTCAGGGGTATTGGTTACTGTCGATACTTCTTCACCATCATTTTCAACGTATTCCTTCAGGATGTAAGGAGTCGTTAGTGAGCTGATGACGAATAAACCCTTCTGGCCAAAGACAGGCTTACTACGTTCAAGGATCGAATCAATTTCCGTATGGAAGGGAAAGTAGGCCCCCTCGTAGGAAGGCACGCCATTCATCATGATCGCTGGACGTTCCCGGCCGGGTAGCGTCAACAGCGTATCATACGTGCTGGATCCAGCAAAGTCAGGCGTGCGAATTTCAAGGTAGTATTTCAGCCGGCTACGATCGGGAATTGCTTCCGGATCCGCCGGCTGAATGTTGTGCTCGATTCGGTTTCTGGCCAGCTGCAGGGATCGAAAGGAAAGATCGGCGTCTAAAAAGTCAATCATATCAGGCAAGGCTTAAAGCAGGCATTAAAAGCGAAAATTTGAATTCCCATCCCAGGGCATCGTCCCCCCAAAGTGGCTTGACAGCCTCAATCTCAACTTCACCATAGTTGAAGTCAATGACGTCTTCTTTTTCGTGGGAATCTTCGCTGAATTGATTGAGCACTTGTTGAACCAGGAGCATGGCTACTCTCCAGACCTGTTCCCGGGTTTGATAGCTATCGGTTTTTACCATCACCACCCCGGAAGCACGATAACGAGCAAAAGCACCATTGGCATGATCCTGGGTGCGGATGGTCGGAATGTCTACGTGTAGAAGTGGGTAGGCAAACTTCTCATCACTTCTGGCTGCCATTAAAATTTCTTCAATATCGCAGTTGTAGACGGCTCCAAACATCGGCTGAAACCGCTCGAAGTATGCATTAAACTGGCCTAGTAAATCCGTGTTTTGATTCATAAAAGTGTATGATTACACGGGCTGTTTTCTTAGAACGATCAGCCCTTTAGGAGTTTCTGTACAAAAAAATGTATGGTTACACTGACTTTTTAGCTCAGTTTTCTGGCTCTTCTTCCGGCTCATTGGCGGCCGGCGTTGGCGTAGTTTCCTGCTTTTCCTTCATGTGCTCGAGCGTTTCGAACACCAGATTGACTTCAGCCTCCCCTACTTCCCTGACGTTACCAATAAGCTTGGCATCGGCGACTTGATAAGATAAATTCCGCAAAGCCAATAGCTGCTCTACCCAATCAAAGCCAGCGGGAGCATTTGCTGAATCTTCACTTTCTGATTCGGGTTTATCGAAAACCTGATAGGTTTCATAAAGCCATCGCAGCTGACTGGTGAAGTACTGCAGTACACCGGCGGCGATGCCGGCATCCAGATTCAAAAAGAGCCTGGCCCGGTGTTCGACCACGTGCTCGTTGAATTTTTCTCGGTAGTCGCCGGTGAAGTCAACCGATAGCGGATCCTGACCAGGTACACCCGGGCGGCAAAGGGTGGCGATAAGCCTAGTTAAATAGGCCGTACGTTCCTCGGGATCGTAGTAGAAATGATAGAGATAGGTCAGGGCGGTCAGGTACTCAGAATAGGTTACCGTCTGCAGCTGCTCAGGAGGAAGGAAATAGACTACACCAGCATGCTCAAAACTATCGAAGGGCTTGGATTCGAGTGGCGTTTCAAAGCACCAATCCAGCAGCCTGCACAACTCATTCACTTGGCTGGCAACAAGCTTTTTATAGGTCTTCGCTGGCAGGGGATTGAGTAAAGCCAACACCTTGAGACGGCCGGCCGGCGTTTGCCCTTGCGAGTAAATAATGAGTAACGCAGGCAGCACCTTGTCAGCGGGTACTTCATTCCAGCTGGAGGGCATTTCGTACCAGGTGTGATCGACGTGAAAGCGTTTCATAAAAGGTAAGATCCTAGGGAGAAAAAAAGGGCGTTTACTGGCTGTAAACGCCCTTTTGCGTTGGAATTATTGGGAGATCCAGGAGGATAGGCACGTATGTGAGTATTTGCCGATGAGTCGCTGAATGGGTACAGCATCCCCCTTCTGGTAATAGATGTATAAGGGAGCATCGACGCTGTATTCACGCGGTCCGTCCGGTCCCATGACAATCAGATAAAAGGCTTCGTCGACGTGCTGGGTACTGTACTCGATGCGATTCTCTGTGCCTCCATCGGGCGTCGGTATTGGAACTACGTCGAACCGCTGATCCGTATGGCTGGGTTTGTAGCGATGGCCGATCACCTCCCCTTCGACGATGATAATTTTACCGCCGGTATAGTCTACAAACACGTACACAAAAACCCAAAGGATCAGGATTCCCACAATACTGATCACGTACAAAAGCCACTCGTCGTGAAAGTTTTTAACGCGACTCTTTAGCCAGGATTGCAGCTTCATCTTTAGCAAGTTTTTTAAGGTACGGGGTGATGTGATTGGCAACCTTTCGAACGTCTCTCCAGCGTCGTCTCATCGGGAAGTACACCCCCTGCTTTGGGTTGTTGCCCTGGCTATTGAAGGCTACCGTGGTGATGTAGTCGTCGTCATCGATATCACGCCTGATGGGTTCTGCCAGTCCTTCAATGTGACTTTGATACAGCCAGACGACGTCCATCTTTTTGGGCATTTGGATGAACCGCCCAGGCTGACTCTTCGTGTAGATGATCTTCTTAGGATCCGCAAACCAGGAACGCACGGCGGCCGGCGTAGTGATGGGTAGTTTCAGGCCTGCAAGCGTGGCAGTGAAATACAGGCCTGCTGCACAATACGGGGCATTTTTAGGGGAACCAGCCACCTTATTGTAGAGATAGATTCGGGGATGATCATTGTGATTGGTCTTTTCCCTAACCCAGTTTTCAGCCTTCGCTGAATCAAACCAGGCCTGTCTTACGCGTTCCTCTTTTTGCTCAAAGGTTTCTTTTAAAGCCTTGAGCTTGGGGTTGCTTACGGTTTGGGCGAAAACGCCAACGAAAGCAAGAATGAGCAGAGTAATAATACCGTAACGAGGGTACGTTGCCATGAGGTGAGTTGGGTTTCAAATTCATTGGAGAAATCCTTCTTCGACTTACAGAAGGGAAGCAGGTACAGCAGCACACGGGGGAACAGGATCGCCAGAATCGCGATCACCGACATCACGTTATAGCCCAAAGCCAGCTTCTCGTAGAATAGCTTCTGAATTGAGTCCAAGCCGTACGGGTTAGACTGGATTTCCTGCGTTTTATTCTGGAGGATGATTTCAGCACGGATCGCAAAAAATCGGCTGTAGCAGTACCAGATAAAGAAGAGCAATCCACCCACCTGCAGGGAAGGAATCAGCCAGCGTTTGGATTCGACTACCTTCTGAACAACAGGTTCCGGATCATCGAAGAAGAGTCCCAGCTTCCGTCCTAAAGCATCGGCTTTATCCTGGACCTCGGAAGCCTTACGAAGCATGAGCACTTTGGTGTCTTCATCCTTAGTCCGGGCGGCTTCATCGCGGTAGCCTTCAGCTTCTGCTACCAATTCATGGTGAAGTTTGAGTTGACGATCGTGTTCAGCTTCAGCAGCTGCTTTCTTCTGATCTTCGAGTGCTTTGGCCTTCGCATCCAACGCCGCTTTTTCTGCATTCAATTCGGCTTCGGCCTGCGAAAAATCGGGGGCCGGTTCGCTTGAGGCATCTGGCTCTACGACGTTCAAGGCCAGTGTTTTAGGAGTGGTTTGCTTAAGTAAGGGGGTTTTCATGGCAATTACAGAATAAAGGATTTTTGATTTGCGTTGGTTAGGAATAAGTCCTGAGGCTTGGGGGTTGCCACTTTTCGCTGGTAGTAGGAAGGAAAGATGGTCTCACTGGCCGTTCGATCGAGGAAAGCTTTGAGAGCCGTTTGGGCCTCGATCATTTGTTTTTTGAGTTTCTCCTGCTGCTCAGTGATGATCCGCTCCTGAGTGCCGGTGGGTTGCTGACCGAAGGCGTCCTCGTAGGTAGTGGTCTTCAATCCATCCGGATAGAGCTTCAATTTGGAGTCGACTAATGCATCCAAAGCGGCCATCGGTGCAATGACCTTCCGGCAATAGCTTAATAGGTCTGCTTCGTAGCCCGTGTATTCGAAACTCTTACCATTAAGCTCATTTACTTCCCGGATTCGCTGCAGTAATTCTGAGGTCAGGATGGGTTCCAACTTATCCTGAGCGTTCATCAGGTAAGGATACAATTCCAGAAAAGTCCGGTACCGCCCTTTAACCATGGGAACGACCATGGTCAGTCTTAGAGCTGACGTAAAGAAGGTGCTCTTGCAATGCTTTGCAGCCTCTGAGTTTTCCCATTGGGGGATATCTACCTGACCAAATAAGTATCCAAGCAAGTCCTCCATTTCATCATCGGCCATATCTGCAGATGACCGAAGCAGCTCGGTATATTTCCATTTGGGAAGTTCCGCGGTGTTGGCCGAGACATTCACCTTCAGCCCCAAATCCGACGGCGTGATGTTCAGGTGTGGCAGGCTTAAATAGTAACCGTACCAGGCAACTACCCGCTGAGCGATTTGACAGAGCTCCGTATCATCGCCTGCCGTCAACAGGTACTCATACATTTCCTGGCCGATTACGGGGATTAAAAACTTGCGTTCGGCTTTATCCAGCCAGGCCATCATCGTGTTGATGTTGGTCTGTTTGTTGAAGCCGTTGATGTACAGCTTCAGGGTTTCAGTAGAAGTGATGAGTGCCATTTTATTCGACGGGGGCTAAGACTTTCTTGGTACCACCACCCTGCTGATCCAGCGTGGTCATTTGTGTATCGATGATCTGGAAGTCCAGGTTACGAGCTTTGAATTTTTCCGGAAAGTTGATTTTCGCAGCGGTTTTTACCGGCCGAAGCAAAGGGCCGCGATCCGGGGCGTTTTTGATGATTTCATAATCGTAAGCCAGGCGAATTTGGCTCCCGGATCCACCCGATGATGAACCCATCTCAATGCCGGCCATAACGGGCAAGAGCCCCTGGGAAGCGGCCGCTGAGCGATCGGCATAATTGGCGATCTTATCATAGGCATCATCGTTCATTTTGTTGTCCAAAGGCTCGATGATCACCCCGGGGATCGGCTTTCCGGTAGAAGGATCGATGATGTATTGTGTAAGCAGAGCCTTGTTTACATTCTCTACGCCGGTCAGCCACTGATCGAGTTCAGCCTGCAGGGCTTTGAAAGCTGCCTTCTGGTTATCTTCACCTTCGATGTGATCGAAGTAGTCTTTCGGGATTTTAATCAGGTACTTGATGTTGTACCCGTTCTTGATCCCGTTGATGTGGTAGAGTGGAATGAGGTTAGCCAGCTCCATTACCTTATCACCACCCCACCAGCCAGCAAAGCTGTAATACGGCTGGCCCGGGATCGGCTCCCGGACGTACTGCATGCTGAAGGGACGGGCTTCGGGGTTCAGACGATCGATGCCTGGAATAATGATCTTCTTTGCTGAACGGGCCTGATAGGTGCCGAAGGAATCGCAAAGAGCAAAGCCACCCGCCAGGTTCTTTTCATTGCGAGCAATCCGGCATTCGAATAGATCCCGAACCTTCAGCGTCGCCCTGGTACGAAGACCAGTGGTTGATGAGTCGATTCTCAGGTGCTGCTCAATGAAGGCCCCCCAACTGAATACCCACTGCCAGGCGGCGGCTTTCATGTAGTCAGAAACTTCTGATTCCAGCCAGTCTTCGAGTTCCGGATCATAGACAGGAATCGACTCCAGCTTCCCATTGACGACCTGCTTTTCAAAGATGCCAATGCCGGCACCAGCGAGGAACTTTACCTTGGTGGCCATAAACTGCAGGGCCTTATCGTTGGCGGCCATGAGTTTGTGCATTTCGTTGGGGCGGGCATCGTTGGCTCCCCAGGGAAAGTAATCCGGATACAGAGCAGCTGATGCCTGATAAAAGGCACTTCTGGGTGAGTTGGCCTGATCGCGACCCCCTACCACCGTGATGATGGCCGCTTGTTTGCTATTCCCGACGTAACCTGTCGAGCTTGAGAGTGATTGGATCATTAGTCGGTCGGGTGAATAACACGCAACCAGGTCTCCGTGCCGTGTGGACGGTAGTGCGTGAATAATCGGAATTTGAGAGCTTTGGGCTTTTTGGAAAAGGGCGTTTCCTTGATCAGGATGACGTTGTTGTACTTGACGTTGTAGAAGTCCTTTTTAGGCTTCTGACCAGGCTTATCATCTTTCTTCTCCTGCACGATATCAGCCAGGCGGGTAGCCCACTTGGTAACGCCGATTTTCTCCCCGGGGGAATTGTCGGTTTTTATGTACCTGAAGTCGTGCTTAGCTGGCTGGCCACTAGCGTCAAGATCGTTGTGAAACGCATTGAGAACGTTTCGACGCTGAATCGTAGGTTCGTCCTTTCCCATGGTTCGAAATTGGGTTGATTTGACATGGGAAAGGACGGGAAATGCTATAAACCTATGGCTTAGGGATACCTAATTCTTTGGTAAATACTCCTGCAGCAATCGCTTTTTCGTAAAGCGTAGCATCTGCATGATAAAGATCACTGAACTCTTCGTAGTGACAGAAACCGCCAGCCTGGTTGATGGCATTTTTTAACTCCATATACTTAGCTGTTCCACCAAAATCATTGGTAAACGTAACGTCATTCATACCAGCGAAAATGTAAAGACGCGGGCCAAAGGTTTTAAACTTGGTTCCACCTACTTCCAGCATGCCTTTGGAGAACCAGTCGTAGCCTTGAATAAACGTATCAAGCAAGTGATCCTGAGAACCATCAGTTGCCATTCCAAAAGCTGCACGAATACCAGCCTTACGGTTCTCCCCTCCATTCAAAAACATGGCTTTTAAAGAAGGAACGCCACCAATGCTCAGACAGAAAAGAATTGGGAAAGGCATTGTGTAGGCCAGATTCCCCATTGCTAAGCCGCCCATCGATTGCCCCGCCAGAATAACCGATTTTTCAAAGTTGTAATTGGCCATTACGTACTCATACAATGCAATCAAACGTTGCTGGACAATTTCATTACCCCAACCCGTAGCGTTCGTAGTGTAAGGGGCTACTGATTGATCCTGCGTATTGATAATAGCAATACTGATTCCATTGGCTTTGAAATGATCCATTGCCACTGACGAAGGGATATTGTTTTTGTTTTGACCATTCCCATGAGCAATGATCATCAATCGGCCTGGTTTGCCTTTATAAGTATAGTTATTAGCTGTGATCAGCCGAGCATCACAAACTTTGCCGCCTACTGTAATTTGAAAGGTAATGTCAGTGCTACCTGTAATCTTAGTTCTTTCCAGGGCATCCAGACGATCTTCAACTTTTTTCAAACGACTAAGCTCAAGCTGATTTCCTTCAAAATAGAAGTGAATCGGATTGTAAGTAACCAGACCTGCTGGAGTAGCAGGGATGGCTGAAGGAACCACTGGATTAGTGGCAGTGACAGCCCGTCGATAGCAATAGGTTCCATCGTTCCATTCCCCCGTGGCAAGCAGGGCGTTATTGGAAGATGTAAAGTGAGTCATGGCCCCTGCGATGTAAAGCCAAGTATAGATCATATCCCCTTCTGCTAAATTGACGGTCTGATTGAATTTCAATTTTAATTCATAATCAGCGACATTACCAGAAAACCCTTCGGTATTGTACTTTAATAGATCTGCGTTCTCAACAGTTTTATCCAGCACTACCGTATTAGTGCTTCCCCGTTTATGGATAACAATAAAACGGGCATTCCCATTGAGCGTACCATTGGCTGTCTTGTTTTTGAAAACGAAGTATCCAGCGGAATTAATGGGTTTAGGCGTTTTTGCAAACCACCAACTTTCAAAGAGCTGATATGATCCATTACCAGCCGAGTTGACCGAATAGCTATAAGTCGAACTGGGAGTAATTTGAATGAGATTGACTGCATTTGAAAGGGGGTACATCAAATTCAGGTAATCCCTATCATAAGCTTGGGCCGTTTCTGTTGCGTTTAAACGAAGGGTAAAAGGTGATAAATTATCTGCTATTGATTTAGAAGTGTAACTCTCCGTATACATTTCAGCTTTGGCCTGCGAGGTCAGGAGTCGTGACAGACTACATTGATAATCCATACTCCCTCGATTAACTAATAAGAAATTACCCGTTATAGCTTCCGATACTGCCACACTTTGCGACCATGCCCCTCCATTCTTTTGAACTCGTATCTGATAGGATCCAGCTTGAGTCAGGCTCAGCTCTACTTTAACCGAATCATTTATTGAATAGGCATAGTCAGGCCCAAGGTCAACTTGGTTTACGGTAGCATACTTTGTTGATTTTTGAATAATCCCGTTTCCCCTATAAAGATACCCCACTGGAGCGGCCAATGTACCAAAAGCAATACCTATAGCGGGTTGATTGGGAGAAACAGATGCCATGGCTAGAACACTAGCATCAAGAGTGACACTAACGACCTTTTTTGCCGCTGATAATCCAGAATCAAAATAGGTAACAAACTGGTAAGCTGTCGAGTCAGTATATCCCTTAATCGAAAGCCTGGCAGGATTGATTTGAGATTGTACGATCGTTGGGACATTCCCACTACTCGCTGAATCTGAAGTGTAACGAAGGTAGTTTAAGGAAGCGGTTAGGTTTTCTGTAACAGGGCCAGAAAGAAGCAAATTAATTAAATCCGTTTTGGTAGATAGACTAGTGAGCCCTTGCCCCAATAAAGCCTGAATGGCTGTATAGTTGTACGGAATCCGTTTCAAAGCTCCAGATTTCATACGCTTGAGACGATCGCCTTCAGCAAAGGTCTCCGATTTACCCGTCACTGTACTAGCCCCTCCCTTCTCCACATATAGTGTATCATTGGCGGCCAGTAGTACACTGGTAGCATTGGGTGTGTTGGTAGAAGCATCCCAGGAATCAATGGGATTATCAGGATCTGCCATTGCTTCCCATAAATCAATTTGATCCTGGGTAACAAGTTGCTTACCCGTTTTCTGTTTTAACTGTTGTTCAGTTTTTGTCATGGCTTTGGGGGAAATGATCTGCTTCAAAAATGAGGCAGGGCAATAGGTGAGGAAAGGACTAAATCAGTCATCATCTTCGTCTTCATCAATCCGGCGATGCATGTTCTTGATTTCAGTTTTAAGTAGGATTTCAACCTTTAAAAGCCGGTCGTGGAGTTCGTCAGTTTTCTCGATGTATTTATCGAGTCGCTTGAGATACATGTTTAGGAAATACCCTAACATGATCACGTAGGGTACTTGATTGGCTACTCCATTGAGCAATTCTTGCATTGGGAGGGGTGTTTAGTTAGCATTTGCTTCCTGAGCTCTCTGAGCCTGCGTTTACGGGCCTTTAGCACGTAAACGAGCGGAAACAGACGTCGTAGAAAAAGGAACATAGTTTACATGGAATCAAGGCCTGAAAGAATCGGGATGACGGATCCACCACCCAGGCTACCTGATCGTTTATATCGATGGCCGTGTTTTTGCGTCAGATAATAATCGACGGTATCACCAAAGTGCGGAGCCAGCTCCTGTGGGCCGGACCGAGATTCAGCAGACTTATCTTTTGAGAAATCCGAATCGATCGGCGTACGCTGCATCGAGGTCATTACCACTCGACACTTCTTAGGATGAAAGCGAACCTTCGGCATCGTAGACTTTATTTCGCTCAGGATTTGATCCATAAAGAAGTGGCGATCCTTATGAGGCCAGTTCACGTTCGTTGCCTTAAGAATGATCTTCCAGCCGGCGGCTTTAAACACAGAGGCGAACTCTTCAAACTGCGTGGTAGTCGTCTGAGCCGATTTGTTTTTGGCGTTTCGATCCCCGTACAAATGCAGCTCTTTACGCTTGTGATCCTTGTACGCATCGAGCACTTTGAAGGCCAGTTTCTGCACCAGGTTGATTTTCTCTTTTACGTCGGGCTTTACGAACATACCTTCGAGGCAATTCTCCTGTAATGCCGGTGATTCCTGCCATAGCGTGCAGGAGCAAAAGCCCGCGTTGGCATCGAGGCTGACAGCTAATATTTGATCCCGCCGGTAGTCGTCTTCAGTAACCAGCCATATACCGGTTGCATCATCGTAATCGTACCGCTGAGCAGCCAGGTTCATGTGCTTATCCGTGTGTAGTGATGGATAGTAACCGTTTGGTACTTCGGTCAAACGCTTATTCATATACTCCACTTCGAATTCGAGTGCCGGCGTGGTTCGCTGAGCGTTTTCGAGGTAATCTTTTGGCAGGAAAGGATTCTCGAAAGCCGTCGTTTCCTGGAAATAATACTTGTCAGGGTGCTGCTTAGCCAGCTCTTCAAACCGGTATACCCACTGACCTTCCTGATGCCAGGGATTTGATGAGAAGTACTGGAACGAGTTGTTCAAAGGGCTATTAAAAACTAGCGGCGTACGGCCGACAGAAGGTACCAGGATCTTATTCACCCACTCTTCCTTGAACCAGGCTGCTTCATCGATAAACGCCTGGCAGTTGTTACTTCCCCGATTCGTGTTAGGACGATCGTAGGACTGTAGCTGGAGGGCGTAGCCGGTGATGAAAGAGATTAGGTTATCGTACTTCTTCGGGGCAAAGTGAGGTTTGGGCCAGTGATCTGGTGGCTTCTTAAACATGATATAATTGCCACGCCCGGTCTTCTGATCATACGGACGAAAGCCATATTCGCCCCAAACCATCTCAGATTGTTCCAAAAGAATCTCCAAACAAGTAGCAAAGGACACGGCCGCAAAAACTGATTTAGCTCGATGCAACTGTAGGGCCGATTCAATAATTGAACGAAGAAGGGTATTCGTTTTTCCTGAAGCCCGACCGGCAATAAGTGCCTTATTTTGCTGACGTGCCGCCAGAAATTGCTTTTGTGCTCGACTGACCCGAATTGTCCTGGCTTTCGGGATCGACTTCTTCATATTCGACATCTTCTACGGCTGAATAAATAAATGCTGGTGGAACTTCATAAGCGGCTGGATCATCGGTTTTTTCCGGATCAGGCTCATAGAGGTTTTGGAGTTTGTTGATCTGGTTCATGATCTTCTCATAGTTGCTCAGATCAGGGGGAAGGTCGGCTCCTGTTTCCGGGTCAGTACCTGGGTTCAAACAAAGTGAGGCAGCTCGTTGGAGTTTTTCGATCTGAAAGCTACGAGCGGCCTTGCGGTGGATTTCGACCATGCTTCCGTACAGATCGGCGGCTTCGTTTACCGTACGGTTCGCCATTTGTTTGGTGACCCCGTACCGTTTCATTACGTACTTCACGACGTCCGATCGGGTGTAGTCGTCATCCGTAAGCTTGTCCTGGATATCCTCGTATCGAGCCAGGTAATCTTCTTCGTCTTTTGTAAGCTGGTAATCACCGGTATAAAAAAGGCGGTACTTTTGAAGCTTATCGTTACCAAGTAATTGTTGCATATTGGATTAGGGACTTAAGGTTCGGTGCGTGAGATAGGCGGCAACAGCAGCTGCAGTAATTTGCCAAAGCCATTTTTCAAGGTTGGCCCAGAAAAGCTTCAGCTTCGTTTTTCGTTGGTCCTCGCTTAGCACTTGGATCTGGCCAGCTTGTCTGGTGTTGATTTCCTTCAGCTGGAGGTTTTCGACCAAGAGTCCCTGTTTTTCCGTAGTGAGCAGGAGCCGCTGAATGTTCAGGTTTTCGATACGCTTTTTGGCGATCTCGAAACGCATCAGGCTATCCAGGATCGCCCGGGCATTGGAAACCATTTCGCGGACGTCCGGAATCGAATCACTTCTTACCCTTGATGTACCGGTTGATGCCACGCACGGCTTCGAGATCTGACAAGTGCTGAATACTATCAGACTTAATGCGAGCTTGTAGAGTGAGATTTTCATCCTTTTGATGAGTGATCTGGAGTTCCTTCGCAGCCAGGCTGCCAGCAAACTGAATTTTATCGAATTGAGCTTGAAGGATTCGGGCTGAATCGCGAGCCGCCTGCATTGCTTTTTCGTGCCGGCGTTTGAGCGATTTACTGGTGACGCTGTGAGTGACGATAGTGCCGATGGCCAGGCCAGTCACCAGGGTGATGAGACAGCACCAAAAGAGTAGTTTGCGGTAGCTGATCATTACAGGGAAAATTCAAGTTCACCGGGAATACCTTCGTAGTAGTAGCGATTTCTCTGACCGGAATCTGTTTCGTCGTTTAGCACAAGGAATTGTCTTCGACGAGTGCCGGTGGCTTTAGAAAGAGCTTCAGCATGCGTACTTACCGTTTCAATCAGGTAAGGCATGTACGAGTCGAGTTCCTCCAGCATGGCTGCTTTGAGAGCCGACAAAGCTCCAGATCTATCTGGTGAAGCCAGGACCAACTCAATACGCTGCGTTAAGGCATCGACCTTGAGTCCGTTGCTGTCATTCCCGACCGCTAAGGGTTTGTGATCCTGGAGAAAAATCCGACGGGCGATCGTTTTGCACACTTCCCGGGCATCTTGCGGAGTGATAAATTGCTGGTCGTTGTCAGGAAGCAGAGAATCGATATGGGAGTCGATTTCTTCCAGCGTGGTAAGTTGTTGGGGGTTATCGGCCATGGGTGTTTTTTAGGCCAATATTCTTACCTTATTAGGCAAGCGGAAAGGACGAGAAATAACGAAGGTCCTAAGAATATCTTAGGGCCTTCGTTATTTCTTAACTGTAAACAACAGGAGTATCAGGACAAAACTCCCAAATTTTACCTTTATCATCAGCATCCATCCATGTCACCGTGTCATTTATAATATTATCTATCTTTGAATATACCCTGAGTTTAAGATTATCACCTGGCAGAACATCTTCTACTTGATAGATTACAGCATCAACTAATTCCAAGTTTCTATCTACATAACTGGTTTCAAAAGCAAAATTTACTCCTGAAAACCTACCTGCAACACTTGGGTAAATTATTCCATCGAATGTTCTTTTAGTAGTATCATATGTACTGTTGACATATAATTCGTAAAGTGCTGTTGTTATTTTGTAGTAATACTTGTTATCATCATTCACTTCTTTTAGAAACCATTCCGACATATAGTTATCCAAAGCATTAGTATGGTCTCTCTCGGTAGTAAACCTTATTGGGTCTTCTTGTAACATTTTTAATATTCCCGATCTTGAATCATGTTGTCCCAATGATTCTACTATTTTGTTAAAGCCTAAGACCACAACATGTAATTCATCGTTGCTATTCACTTTAGGAGCAAATAATGATCTAACAACATATTCACCTTTTTGAGGCCTTATCTCAAAAACACCAATTGCACTATCATCACTGCCGTAAAAGACTGGTTTATTTAATGTATTACATCGTCCTGGTTTACCAAACCGCTCAAGTATTTCTTTTGAAGGGTATGAAAAGCGTTTGGGATTGCTAAACTCTCTTTGCACGTCTTCTAACCCTGTAGCTCTAAAGGATTGAGCCCTGTAGACTGGTCCCGGATCTAGCATGTAATTTGTAACTCGAAATTCTGCACTTGCTAACAGATTATTCAATGGATTAACGAAATATTCAGCGGGTTGCCTTGTCTCTCTCGCCAGATGTAGTACGTGGTCTAAGTAGATTTTTTCTTGAGTTGTCATATGTGTGTGGTTAATTATTACATAAAAAATCCCAAAGTATATATATACACTTTGGGATTAAGGTTATCAAACAAACTAATAAAACTATAACGCTACTCTTTCCGGCTCAGATAACCAATCGTGACCAAGTCGCTTACAATTTGAGCATGGTCACGGCTGGTGATGAGTGTGCCGTAAAACTCGTGGATCCGGATTACAAACTTATCTAGGAAAGCCTCCAGCTCCTGATCAGCCGCAAACCGGCTGCCATTGCGAAGGTCTTCTAGTATTTCGGTCGGGGAATTACCCTTGAGTAATTCCCCGTCTTCGGTTTCGTATACCATTAGGCCGCTAATTGATTGATGCGGGTTTGAAGGTAATTAATAATTTCGGGCTGTTGAAATTTCTGCAGGCTTTCAAAGTTGGCTTCGGCCCGGGTTACTTGCTTCTTTTTTGAGTACTCAACCAGGTTGTGCAAAAACAGGATCCAGTTGGAAATCTTCTCAAATTCTACCGTTCCTGAGTGCTGGCGAAATTCAATCGTTTGGTGGCGAAGGTAAGCCTGCAGGTTGATTTTTTGAAACCGGGTGTGCTGGAGGTTAATCAGCTCCCGGATGGTGCTGGCTTGCCCAACCCGTCCGGCTAGGGTAATTACTGACTGGCAGTATCTATTTGAATCTTCCCGGCGGCTTAGGGGCATGAAGCTGTCAATAATGCCTTCGTAATGAGCGTAATTAATTAATGTATTCTTCATCTGTTCAATTCCGAAGCCTTCCGCGTCAAAATGAATGTGAAGGCCGCAAGTCTTATTAACCTTTGCCCGTAGCTGGCTTAACACCCTGCAAACCGTCTTTACTTGCTCAAGGCCTTCGAGGCCTTCTAAAATCGGACTTACTAATTCGAAAGTATCCGTTCCCTGTACGCTTCCGTCTGATACCGTTTTCCAGTGGTTTCGGGTGGTGTGGTTATATCCTTCGGTCCGGCATTCAATTCCGGCGTTTCTTAAAGCGGCCGCCAGCTGTACCGGGTTTACGCCGTGTGCTTCAATTTCAATTCCAAACTTCCGGTTGAAGGTGGTGAAGGTGAAAGACTTTTTGCTGGTTACTCGTTCTGGCCAGTATTTAGCGAAAACGTTTTGTACAAATCCGTAATTACCTCCAGTAAGGTCGGCTACTTCTCTACGGCTTAAGCCTAAGGCCAGTAGCTGGCGAATTTTTTCAGTTTTGGTTAAGGCGTTGTTAGTTAAAATTACTTGCGTATTCATCTGATTTACTGCGTGTTATATTGTTTGTTTGATGATTCAAAGCACGCACTTTGTGTCGCGACATGCAAGTCGTTGCGACACTTTCTTTTCAGATAAATGTCTGGTTTTCTTGATGTTACGTTAATTAGTTCAAAGCAGGAGTTGCTTGGCTAATTACGTTTTAAAGATTGATTTTTAGCTCTCAAAAAATTAGCTAGAGGTTCTAACCCAGGTTTCATATTATCTAAACCACTTTGCAAGTCAGTTCCAATTTCAGTTAAGTCTTCCATGTAGCTTTCATTATGTCTTATTAGTGCATTATAGTTTTTAAAAACCTGTTCTATAGCTTTTGAAATATTAAAAATATACATATCTAATGAACTTCCCTCCAATGATTCTATCCATTTTGATAACGGTTCAACATATTGTTTCATATACTCTGCAATCTCTGCAGTTAATCCTGACTCGAACTGTTTACTTTTAATTTCTGCGAATTTCTGATTAAGAGCTACTAGAGATTCGTCACCTGCATCATTAGATTCCAAGAATATTGAAAGACTAACTGACTCATTATTAAGACTTTCTAGCATAGAAACAAATTGAACAGTACGAGTATGAACAGAATGAATCATTTTGTCAATTACTCCTTCGAATTCAATAATTTTATCTTCAAAGTAATCGAACATTATAAAAATCTGCTCAATATCTGAGTGATTTATATTTCTAGTGTAAACTTTGTATAATTCTTCTTGATCAATTTTACTAGTTAATCTTTTTAGAGTTCTCCCAGAGCTTATAGAGATAAGAGGGGCCTGGGTCTTGTTGCTTTCTTTAAACTTCTCTGTTGCTTTCTTAACATTAAGTGCAAGCAAGGAGACATGACTAAATGAATTTATTATTAGATGATTAAAATACATTAGTTTGTCAAAATCTAATTGATCTGCCTGCTTCGATTTTTCAATCGACTCAATTAATCTTTTATCTCTTTCCGCCTTTTGTCCTAAATGATAAACAAATAGTGAAGCAAGAGCTCCTAATAATGCCCCTACAATTCCTCCTGCAACTTGGAAATAAATACTATTCCAGTCGGTTCCCGTTCCACTTGCAAGCTCACCTGAATGAAAATAGAAGTTGTACATATATTAGTCTTACTTTAATTAAATTTTTTAATATACTATTAAATCATTAACAATGATAATAGCTATGTTGGCCTTAATATAAAATAATGAATTATCAAAAAAGATTTTTTGTACATTTGCAGTGTCTGAATTCAACCCCTAGGGTTGGGTTTTAAGCCTTCGGAGGGGTCCGAAGGCTTTTTTGTTAGAATAGGGTCAGCTGATCGTCACCGGTAGGCAAGGATTTAAAAGTGATTCGCGGACCCTCCAGCACTATCAACCTATCTCCATCCCGGGTCAAAAGACCATGGTAGCTTCGTTCCCTTTTTCCCTCATTAATTTCCTTGCTGTGTTCACTATAGCCCAGTGGTTTAATTGATCCCCGGTACTGGTTCAATAGCATAGCCTTGTATCCATCAACTGAAATGATGCCATCCTTTGCAGAGCTACAAGATCCAGTCAAGGCATATTCTTGTTTTTGGAATAGCACGGTACCTTGAATTCGGTTCCGTTCGCTGATCATCCCACAGGAAACCATAGACATCATCTCTTCGAGCTTAGATTTTGGAACTAGTATTTCCATGGGTTGATCGAGTTGATTTTGAGAAGGAATTCGGCTCCTAAAGTGGTTAGGACTAAGATCAGGGCAATGAAGAGCAGGAAACCTCCTGCGATCAGTAGGTTAATCATAGTTGTCTGAATTTAGAAGTTGGGTTTTTGAAGAAAAGCTTCAGTGGGTAGCTGAAGTATAGGTAAGACTTAAATTTCGGAGGCCATTAAACCGTCACTGTTCGTTTGTCTAGTTCCTCCTGGACTTTTTCAGCTATTTCAAACGCTGTTTTTACCATATCACTAGCGAGATATTTAGGTCTAGATATGTGACCTTAGTTTTTGATATTATGCTTTCCTGGATTTGCCACAATCTCAGGAAGTACAGCGTTTACGGTTGAAAGGACTTCCTTTCGGTCGGTACCATGGGTGTTCATATCGTGATCGGTTTTAATTGATTGTCGACTAGGGCTTTGTCAATCTTTGCCAGTAGGGTATTGACTGGCCGGTAGTAGGATCGATCTAACCAGATCGTCATCGCTACGCTCAGGCGAAGACTGAATTTGTACTCCTTCTGGTCTCTCCTTCCAAGAGTTAATACGCTTTTCTAATTCGTCAGCATATTCAGCAAGAATCAGTGCTTCAGGACGGAAGGTTTGTCTCTTTTCAACGGCCTCCTGGCTATCGTAGCAAATCTGATAGAGGCTAGCAAACTCTCCCAGGCTAAGTTTGAAATCAAGCTTTGGGATCATCGTGCTTCCAGAGTAAAGTGAGTCCGAATTGCTTATTTACTGCCTCGATAGCGTTAACGTAGGCTTCAAATTTCGCTTGGTCGAATTCTTGAGCCAGGGTGGTAACTCTTAACATTCGATCAACGAATTGGGAACCCAGATCACATTGTTCGATGGTGTTAATGCTGGCCTGTTTACCTTCGATCTGAGACCACATTTGACGGTGAGTATATTGCTCAAGCTCGGTAGACAGCGTGTTGACAGCTGATTTCACCTCTTTACTGTAAAGGGAAGTACTCTGCACTTCATCGAGGCGATTAATGAAGCTGGTAGAAAGGAACGTCAGCTCTAATGCTACATTCAGTTCCCGCTTGGATAATGACCTGACTGAAATCTTGGTCTTTTTGGGATTTGTTTTACGCTCAATCTTATTCTTAATGAAAGTCTGCATGAGTGCAGACTGCTGCAGGTAAGTGGTGCTCGGAAGCTCTCCCTCTGAAGAAAATCCGACTCTGAAAAGATTAACTGCTGGTTTGTTCATGGTAGTGTTTAAGTCTGAATTGATTGGTTTTAATGAGTGCAGGCTTCTAACAGGCCGCCGATTATGCCAAGGATGATCACAATGGCCAGAAGGGTAAGGATCGATCTCAAGGGCTTAGTTATTTTCGAGGGGAACCCAACCTTTACCTTTGATATATTGAGCCATTTTTTTGCCCCGGGTACCGTTGTGATTTTCAAAAATGGCTCCTTCCAGGACTCTATCCTTCCAACCCTCACATGCCTCAAATTCGATCCGGTATTTCCAGTACTGGAGCCAGTACGCAAGGTTTTTATGTTGCCACTTACCGCGGTACCGGACGTCGCCGGAATAAAAGGGCCGCTTGTTACCATCGATGAAGTGGACGATGGCTACCAAGCTGGCTTCGGCCTTGAGGGCGGTCGCGTCGAAGGCTGGCTTTTCTTGTCTGTTACTCATTGGGTTTGGGTTTTACTTCTTTGTCTGAATTCGTTTTGTGAAGCCCTCGGTTTTAGCCGGTGCCTGGCTAACTGCTGAAGCTGCAGCGAGAAACTTCTCATGGATATTTTGTCCGTACTTCTTCATCTGATCCTCGAGGTAACGGAAAGCCTCGAGGTAGGTCTTCGCCTGCAGGCGTTTAGGTGCACGGCCCTGCGGGTGTTGCTGGAGGTGGCGAATGGCCAGGCTTAATCGTTGGGTAACGTAGGCCGTACGATAAGCGGTACGGTTGGCGGCCAGCCAGTTATCAGTATTGCGGAAACCGCGTTCATTTTCTTGGCAGAAGTAGCCGGTACCTGGTCTGAATTTGCTGTACGGATCCGGCGGGTATCGATCAGCGTGGCGTTGGTAGTACCCGGCTGCCAGCTCGAGGCGTTTAAAGAGCTCGGTTTGATACTCATCCCACTCTTTCTCAGTGAAATCCACGTTGAAATTTCGGTACACTCCTTGGGCAATTTCCTGGAGTGCCTGGTTCTCTTCGATCTTGCTGAAGTTTCGGCCTGAGTAAAGCAGCTGCTTTGCATAGATCCAGAAGCTGGTTAGATATCCCTCGAAGATAGCCTGACGCTGAGCAGCAGTACGCTGGCCTTTTCCTGGTCTGGAGTTATCCACAGAGCCGGCCGCCGTCCCCCCGGCCCCCTTTGTCACTGTGACAATGAGTTGCGAGGTTGTTGCCGGTTTTAAGGGAGGCTGTTGCCGTTCGGTGTTGCCTTGATTATTGTTGCCTTGCAGGGTGTTACCTTGATTAGTTGCCCTGTTTTCCACTTTTCCACTTCCTTTTATTATTTCTGTTTCTATGTTACCTTGATTTATGCTGGCATTATTAAGCGGCAAATTTTGCAAAATCTGAGTTGGGGTGGCCGCTGTAGGCATTTGAAAAACAGGGCTTTCCACACGTTTTTCCCCTTCTTTACGTCCAAACAGAATTTCAGTGGATAAGTAGATTTCGAAGTCGGCCCGGGTGCCGCGAAAGCGGCGGCTCTCTATGAGACCTGCTTCCCGTAACTTCTCCAGATGAGCATAGGCAGTACGCTCAGAACAGCCCCATAGCTTCGCTAATTCGACGCGGTTGGTTAAAAGTCCTGGTTCACCCCCTTCGAAGGCCTTATCGCCCAACGCCCGGTGGGTACGGTGAAGATGGCCAATGTAATGACTGATCAAATTGCGGCCGGTATTCCGGACGCTACCACTTACTGCTTTAGACTGGAGTACCCGAACCCGGGTACGTCCATCCTTAAACGTCTGGATAATTTCTTCCTTTGGCTGCTGAGCATTAAGGCTATCGGCGGTGGTTTTCCAGCGGCTTCTGGCGGCCAGCGGATCAGGAAAAGCGTACATACTTTACTTGAAAATACTAGTTTGAATAGTTTCAGTCTTGGGGGAAGATTCTTCTGACAATAGCTTGTCGATGGCTTTTTCTAAAGCGATGGCTTTGCTTTTAGCGTAGGATGAACCAGTTTTGAAGTATTCCTTCTGGAACATTCTCATTTTTAAAGCTTCGCCTACAATGAGTTCGTCGGGGTGTGAATGCATGACGATCGCAAGCAAGTCGTCCATGCGTTTTTCTTCAGCCTTGGCCAGGTCCAGAAGGGGTTTCGATCGCCGACTGAAGTACATTTTTTGGGCTTCCCGTACCTTCGCAAGTGCTTTTTTGAAAGCCTGGTACGTTCCGCTCGAGCAATCGAACAAATGGCCCGTATTCAAGCCTAGTACCAGTACCTCATACAAGTAGATGTAGCCTTGTTCAAAGTCAGCTCCATCCCCGTTCGTCAGGTAATATCTGTCGCCATCCAGGCGAAAGTAAAAGCCTTCAGGAACGAGAAATTCGCCCATGTTTTCGCTTTTGAGCTTGATTGATTCGCGTACTTCAATCCATTCTGGAACGTGCATGGCTAACGAAAAAATTAAAGTCCCCCCAAACCCCCAACCCGAACGGGTGGGGGTATACGTTAATTTTGCTTTCGGGCTTCGGGCCGTCCGGCGGTGGAAGCGGGTGTGACCCCACGGCTGGTGCCTACTTCGGTGGTGCGATGGAGCGGGGTTCGAACCCGCGATCATCTGGCCCGCCAGAACCAGAGGCCTTACCTACTCGGCCATCCATCCTTGTGTTGCATACGTTTTAAAAGATGGCCCCCCGGAATCCGGAGGGCCATACCGGTTGAATTAACCCACACCTTTAACTTTAATTCGGCTAGTTAAAGAGATAAGTGATGTCCAATCCCTTATCGCAGCCGGGGCTGGATTCGAACCAGCGACCTTCAGGTCAACTACCTGATGCTCTGCCAACTGAGCTACCCGCCTAGATTAGCCTACCAGGAAGCCTGAAAGGCTATACTCGATTTGTCAAGTTTATTCGACTTAATAGGTTCTACCGCCAAGTCCAACCTATTGTGACTGGTAGGGGTGTCGAACCCCCTCTCCTGCACCTGTCAACTAATGTCCGCTCCAGTCAAACACTGCAAAACTTCCGCGTACGGTCATCCTACAGGTATTGTTTTACATTCAATCTCAATCCAAAGGACGGCACAACTGTAGCTGTAGAAAGGACAAGTTTGCCCGCCGGGTAAATAGGCCAAATAGCTATCTTCGGAAAGCTTATCGATACCACCGACAATCCTGGCCAATGCTTTGGGAATCCCATCCAATCGCGACTCTTCCTGGACTTGAATGAGTCGCCAACGGGGCTGGCCATTCGTATCGACGATCCGGATCCATTGCGTTTCCATCAT